AGCCCGCTCCAGGTGGAGCGCCTCGTCAGGCAGACGTGCGAGCTCGACCACGGGCGGGGCTTCGCGCACGTCTGCGTGCGGATGGAGCAGGAGCCGGGCAGCAGCGGCGTCAACACGATCGACCATTACGCCCGAGACGTCCTGAGCGGCTTCGACTTCCGCGGTGACAGGGTGACGGGCAGCAAGGAGGACAGGGCTCGCCCGCTGAGCAGCGCGGCCGAGGCGGGCAACGTCAAGATCCTGGCGGGTCCGTGGGTCAACGCCTTCCTCGACGAGGCCGAGGCATTCCCTGAATCGAAGTTCAAGGACCAGGTGGACGCAGTGAGCGGCGCATTCGGGGTGATGGCCACCGCGACAGGCCCGATAGACGCATTCAAGTTGATCTAAATGAGCTGGAGAAAGAGGGTGGTAGACGCGCTTAACGCCCTGAGAGGCGTCAAGATGGCGGCGGACGCCATCGACATCCCGAATGTCAGCACGGAGCTCGGCGCAGCCTTCGGCGAGGACATCAGCACGAGTGACCTGCTCTTCGCCGTGAAGCGGGAGCCCATCGCCCACCGCGTCGTGTTCGCCGTCGCACACGACATCTTCGACAACTGGTTCAAGGTCGTGGACACGGAGGGGAATGGCGATGAGCAGCTGGACGCCAAGGTGCAGGACGCCCTAAACAAGCTGAACGCCAAGAGCGTGCTCACCGAGATGGCCGTGTACGAGCGCCTCTTCGGGTGGGCCCTCATCATCATGGGCTTCCGCGACGGCGACGAGCTCAGCACCCAGCTGGAGGGCAAGGCGCCCCTGGAAGAGATCGCCGCCTACGGCCCGACCGCCGTCGCGCAGGTGCAGGAGGACGCGGGTCTGGACAGCCCCAGATTCGGACTTCCGGAACTGATCTCGCTGCAGAGGGGTGCGGCTCAAACCCTGGTCCATCAATCCCGCTTCATCCTCGTCGCGACCCGCCTCCTCGAGCACCGCTACAGGGGCCTCAGCGTACTGGAGCCCATCTGGGACGACCTCACCTGCCTCCGGAACATCCGCTGGGGCATGGCGCAGACTATGTTCCGATACGGCTCAGGCTTCCCCGACATCGAGATCAAGGGCGCCTCTAAGACCCAGATAGACGACTTCACGGCCGGCGGCCAATTCAAGAACGTGCACGCCCGCACCTACTTCGTCCACAACGAGAACCAGAAACTCGAGTTCAAGGGCACGCAGGGCGCCTCGCTGAATCCCGCCCCCTACTATGAGCCCATCCTGGAGAACCTGTCGGCGGGCTCGGGCATCCCGAAGGCCATCCTGAGGGGAGCGCATGCGGGGGCCCTGACGGGCAGCGAGGTGAACCTGGCCGAATACTTCAAGCTCATCAGCGACGCGCAGAGCCGCTACGAGCCCAGCGTCCGCGCCCTCATCGACATCCTCATCGACCGGGGACAGATCAAGACCACGGCGAAAGCCTACCGCATCCAGTGGGCCAGCGGCTTCGAGCACTCGGACACCGATAAGGCGTTGATAGAGGTGGAGAGGAGCCAGGCGCAGATCAACCGCGCAAACTACATGACCGTGAACGAGGTCAGAGCCCTCGACGAACTCCCCCCGATCCCGGCCCCCGAGGGCAACATGGTCCTCGGCGTGGCCAAGATCAAGGCCGCCACGCAGCTGCCGCCCGACATGCTGTCAAACCCGCCGCCCATCCGCGGAGACCAAGGCCCCGCCACGCACCCGAGCATGGTGGAGGGCCTCAAAGCCATCGTGAACCGCTGCGTCGGCGGAGAAATACAGCGCAGACAGGCCCTTGAGGAGGCGGAGCAGATCATCGCCGAGTACGCGGAGGCGGAGAGGGGAAGAGCGCGAGCCTTCGTCCGCGCCCGCACGGGCCAGCGCCTCGCAACGGTCACGCCCGAGATGGAGCGCGAGTACGCCGAGATGGCGAAGCGCTACCTCGGAAATTTCGAGTCGCTCCTAGACGACGCGCTGAGGGCCGGGGTGCCGATTGAGTGAATATTGGGGCACGCCTCAGGGCCTTAGGCTGCGCCTCGAATACCTCTCCGAAGACTTGGAGTGGGGCGTGTTCAACAACGCTGTGCAGATTGAGGCCAGTTCCCTGGGCATCATGGACTTCGTGATGAGCGGCGGGCTGATCCCGACGTCATGCACCTGGTGCGAGGAGCATGTGGATAGGGTTTACCGTAGGGGGCAATTCATGCCGAGGTTGCCCAAGCATCCAAACTGCCTCCATTATTGGGATGTGGTCATCGGCAAGGGGAAGCTGATCAGGAAATGAGGAAGATAGGATTCGATTACGCGACGTTGGAGCCGACGGTCAAGAAGGAGACCGATGAGGTCCTTGTCGTGCCCGCGGTGATTGCCCGGGAGATCGTGCATCAATACCCTGAAGGCATGGCGTATAAGCCCGCCGATGAGCTGGAGAAGGCGGCGTGGACCGCCGATCACCGATGGGTCACGACGGACAAGCACCCGGACACCGTGCTCCTAATGCGGTCGGACGACGTCAAGGGCCGAATAGAGAACCCAGAGTTCGTGAAGAACCTGGTGGACCCGGCTACGAGGAGGCCCATGGACCGCGGCATCAGGGCGGACCTCGTCTTCTTCAAGAGGAAATTAGCCCCCGCCTACATCGACGCCGTCAAGCAGGGCCTAAAGAACGACGTGAGCATAGGGTTCAGCTACGAGGAGGACAGGACCCCAGGCGAGTTCCGAGGCCAACGGTACGACTACACTCAACGCAACATCTTCATCGATCACGTGGCCGCGGGGGTCCCGCTTGGCCGCTGCCCCAGCCCCTTCTGCGGCATCGGGGTGGACGCCGTGTTCACCGCCGCAGACCCCTGGGAGGAGGGCGAGAAGTTCATCCGCAGTGGCCACCGGCCCGCCGACCAGTTTGACATCGTGGCCACGATCCCCATAACGGAAGGGGTGCAGGCTGTCCTGGGTTGCCCGAAGGGAAACCTGGGGCCTGACAAAAAGTGTAAGGTCGGGACCGTGATCCAGAGCTACCTCTTCGACAAGGGGAAGTTCACGCTCATCCAGGCGAAAGCCTGGTTTGAGAAGCATAAGGGAGAGGAAAACATGAGTGCAGATTGTCCGATCTGCGATGAGATAAAGCGGCTGGGCGTTGAGGAAGCATCCAAGCGGCTGGCGGCGGCCTTCGGCAAGGCGGCCGTGGACGCCCTGAAAGAGGACCAATCAGAACGGGAGAAGGCTAAGAAGGAGCAGGAGGCAAGGGCGGGCAAGTACGGTATCGCCGTCAAGGAGGGCGGCAACGTCACCAAGCCCGGCGAGTTCGCGGACCTGCCCGACGAGAGCTTCGCCGACCCCGTCAACTACCGCTACCCCATCGACGAGGCGCACGTGATGGCTGCCTGGGCCTACTGGAACAAGCCCGAGAACCGCGCCAAGGGCGGCTACTCGGAGGAGGAGTGGGCGAAAATAGGGAAGAAGATCGAGGCCGCCATGAAGAAGCACGGCCACCAAGTCGCCGACGAGGATGAAGTGCAGCGCAGCCGCAGGCTCATCGCGGAGACGCAGAGCCTCCTATCATAGTCACCTATAGTGACAGAACTGCCCGACATGATGGGCTACAGGACGTCAGTCCTGTCTAATCTAAACTGTTCAGGGAGTTGAAGACCCTGAATAAACAAACAACTGAAAAAAAGTGATGAAATGTCTGAAAGTCAAGACAAGAAGACCAAGGAATGGTACGATATACGCATCAGGGAACTCGAAGCGCAGCTCAAGGACGCGAACGACGCGCTGAAGAAGGCCAACGACGCGATGGCGCTCAAGAGGACGGGCGACGCCCAACTGCTCATCGAGGAGATCGTGAAGCGCAGCAGCTTCACCGTGGACGAGCTGAAGGACAAGTCGCCGGAGGAGCTCCTCATCATCCGCACGAGCCTGGATAAGGTCGCGCGGGGCAAGGGGATCCAGCATGGCAACGCGGCAGACGTCAAGCCCGACACGGGCCTCACCGCCGGACGCTGGGACGCATCCAAGAAGGAGTGGGTGACGTAGCATGGTGGACGTAGGATATCAGAAGCCTTCAAACGCCATCTTAGTCGCCGGCCATCCGCTCGTGCAGTACCTCAAAGTCGAGGACGCCACGAACATGTACGCGGGCCGCCTGGTGAAACAGGGCACAAACGACGACGACGTATCGGTCGCCGATGTCTGGGCCCTCAACAGCATGGCGGTCGGATGGCTCGGCTACGAGCACACCGATAAGAAGCACAGGCCAGCAACCGTCGACACAATATACCTCGTCGACAGCCAGGCCGCCGTCCTGAACGGCGGAGGCTTCGTGATCGTGGCGGCGCTGCAGGCCAGCCAGGGCACCCTGAAGAAGGGCGATGCCCTGGTTATGGGCACCAACGGGTGCGTGAAGAAGGCCTCCGCCGTAGTCGGCACGATCCCGACGGGCACGACACAAGTTCTCAGCCACTCCGCTACCCTCCAGACCCTCACGATGACGGGCGGCATCGAGGCTGACGGCCCCATCGTGGCCTACGCCGAGGAGACCATCGCCGACGTCGCCGCAATCACGGACATAATGGTTAGGAGCGTAATTTAATGAAGCCCCTACGACTCATCGGAACCGACGAACCGCTCACAACCGAACAGGGCCAAGCCATACGCGCCAGGGCCGTCTTCGCCGCGAGGCAGGCGATGGTGGGGCGGAAGCTCTGCCCCATCGGGCCGGCGCTCGGCGAGGGCGTGCAGGTCTTCGGGTATGATACGCTATCCGAGGTGGCCGCCGCCCGCATCGACGTGGGCTGGCCGGGCGCAGAGAGCCTAGACGTCGTGAACCTCGCCAGAAGCACCGTCGCCATCCCGAACGTCCACAAAGAGTTCGAGATCAACAAGCTGGACCTCGCCTCCTCGCGGATATCGGGCACGCCGCTAAACCTGAGCATCGTGGACAGCGCCAGCTACAAGGTCGCCGTCATGGAGGACGCCCTCATCATCATGGGCTGGACCCGCGACGGCTCGAACTACGACATAAACGGCCTATACAAGGCCGCCGGCAACACCGTGACCGGCGCCGACTGGTCGACCAAGGCGAACATCGAGACGAGCATCAACGCCGCCATCGCGAAGCTGCTTGAGGACAACATCAACCCGCCCTACAACGTGGTCGTGAACCCGGCGCAATACGCCGAGTCCCTGGCACTCATCGCCAACACCTCCCGCAGCTTCCGAGACTGGATCCGGGAGGTCACGCAGGGCGAGATCTACAGCACGCCCGCGATCACGGCGGCCACCGGCATGGTATGCAAGGCCGGCGCCGAGGGCATGTTCGAGTACGTGATGGCCGAGGATGTGAGCGTCTTCACCGAGGTGCTGCCGAAGAGCCACAACCTCTTCGGCAAGGTCTACGTCCGCGGTCTTCCTGTCGTCTACGATTCAAACGCGATCTGCACGATGACTACGATTTAGGCTCATACCCCTTTTTTTCTGTTCCCCCTCGACGGGGCTGAGGAGGCCGTGAAAGCCGGCCGAAACAGGGATCAGTATGCCAAGGAAAAAGATTGAAGAGGAGAAGATCGAGGAGCCGCGGAAGCCTCAGCTGATATTCTGCATGGCCGCCATCGACGCGGAGGCCACCATCGCTGAGAGCCTCGCCAGCGTGAAGCCCTACGCCGACAGGATCATCGTCGTCGAGGGGCGCTTCAGCGATTGGGCTTACGATCGGAAGCCCGCGCCCTTCAGCACGGACCGCACCAGGGAGATCGCCGAATCCATGGCCGACACCGTCATCCACGACGTGACGGATCGGCCGCAGCACGAGGTCAGGGACCAGTACCTCCTCGGGGAGGAGGGCGACTTCTACTTCGTGATCGACAGCGACGAGGTCCTCGAAGGCAACTTCGACAAAGAAGCCGTCCTGGGCGGCCCATACGATAGCTACGGCATGCCCCTGAAGCCGGGGGAAGGCCTTGTCATCAGGCTCTACCGCCACATCGGGGAGAGGCCCCGCCACAGCTTAGGGCAGCTGCTCATCGACGGGCGCGGCCGCCTCATGGAGGGCACGCATCCCGGGTTCACGATGCAGACGGGCTTCTGGCTACGGCACTTGAAGGGCTGATCATGGCCAACTGCACCGCCTCGGATGTCAGGCTCATAATCGACACGGGCCTCGAAGACGTCGAACTCGGGGAGCTGATCACGCTCGCAGACGAGGAGATCACGGTGAGGGGCCTCAGCGGCGCCCCTTGGACTGCGAATAACCTGAGAAGCCTTAGCATGAGGCTCGCCGCCGAGCTCGCGGCCCTCAACGACACGTCATCCCGATCCACGGGGGCCTTCGAGGAACGCTCGAACCAGGCCCGCAAATACAGGCAGCAGGCCGAGGAGCTCATCATGCGCGTCGGGGAAGTGCCCTTCGCAGCCTACGGCGAGCCCGTCGTGACCTCATGATCGAGGTTAGGGTCAGCACCGGGGGCCTCGACGTGAAGAGCTTCCCCGTCGGGCGCGTGATCAAGCGGACGGTGGCCTCTGTGGCGGGCGCGGCCATGGGCCAGATGGGCGCAAAGGCCCCCTTCAGGACGGGGGCGCTCCGCTACAGCATCCGGCTGCAGGCCGCAGATTTCGAGGCGTTCGTGGGGCCGGAGGCGCCGCACACGCCCTACGTGGTGTTCGGAACCATGCCGCACGACATATACCCGGTTAATGCCTCGTGCCTGGCGTTTGAGTGGCGCGGAGGGATGCGGTTCTTCGCCCACGTGCATCACCCGGGCACGCGGCCGAATCCGTTCATCGAGGAGTCGGCTGAGGCGACGGTCGACATGGTTCCGGGCATCTGGGAGAACCTGTTCAGCGAAGAGGTGGGCGAGTAGTGGGCTACTACGCGGATTACAGCGCCGTTTTCGATCGGGTGAAAGATGACATTGACGCCATTTCAGGGCTCACCGTGATCCTGGGCGGGCCCTTCCGGCTGGGCGTGAACATGCCATGCGCCGTGATCAACCCCATGCCCAGCCGCATGGGGAACGCCTACACGCAAACGGGAATTGAGACGCGCATCGGCATCGAGGTCATCCTAATCATCCGCGAGACGGCGCCCGAGGACTGGTTCGCCGACATAATAAAAACCATGGGCGACGTTGTGGACGCCATCCTCGCGGACCGCACCCTGAACGGCCTTGTCCTGGACACGATTCCCACCCTCTTCGCACCCGCCGAGGTGAAGTTCGAGTCCAAACTCTACTATGGCGGCGTAGTGAGATTAGAGGCCACGCACCTCCATGAGCCGTGACGTCAAGGTCCACGAGTGGCTGAGGCTGAGCAACTACTCGGCGATATGGGTCGGCGACGACGGCCAGTTCTACCAGGTGTTCGAGCTGCCCGGGAACCTCCCGATGAAGGGACGCCCCCCATGCCAGACGGTTTGCGGGCACGAGCTGCACAGGATCCACCTCAGCTGCCTGCGATGCAGGGCCAGGAGGGTCCTCAGGGGCGACCTGCCCCCGACCTTCCCCGTCGGCGTGTACTACCTGGTCTGGCGGAAGGGACGCAGGTTCGAGGCCGTGAAGGCCGCCATCCTGAAGCGGCTGCTCAGCGTCGCGGAGTTCCTGTCGGATTAAACCACGAGATCGGCGACCCCTCGGAGCCGAAGGGACGAGCCCTACGTGGAGAAGAGGGGAGAAAAAAAAAGGAGTGAAACGAATTGCCAGCAGTAAATGGACCGGCGGCGGGAAGAGACGGAGTCCTCAAGTTCGGAGGCAAAACCGTAGGCAAGGTTAGGAACTGGAAGTACCAGACCGCGGTCGCCCTCATCAGCGACGGCAGTATGGACAGCGAGGATCCGGAGGTGCTGCACCCTGGAGACAGGAAGCACACCTTCAGCGCCGAGATGCTGTGGATCAACAGCGTCTGGGCGAACAGCATCCTCGCGCAGGCCTCCACGGGCATGTCCGTGGTGATCTACCCGATGGGCACGGGTGCGGGCGAGATGAAGATCACCCTAAACAACGCCCTGTTCACGCGGTACGGCCTATCCGCCGACAAGGACGGCGCCATCCTCGACCACGTCGAGGGCGAGGCCAAGACCGTCACGATCGGTGTGTCTTCGTAGTGTCATCCGACGCAGAAATCGAGAGAATGGCCGACGAGAAGCTGGACGAGGCCGAGCGCGGGAAAGCCGAGGAAGCCGCCAAGGCGGTGAACCTGTTCGAGTCAGCCGGCGTCCTGGAGGGCACCGACAAGGTTTACACGGTGTCGATCCCCGAGCTCGGCGGATACGTCACCTTCAGGAAACTCACGTGGACGGAGGCCAAGGCGTTGAACAATATCCCGAATCTTGAGGACCGGGCGATCAGGATGGTAGCCAGGATGATCGAGAAGGCGAACCCCGGCATCAAGGACATCCAGGCCAAGCTTGAGGCGATGCCGTTCGACGCGGTCGCCCTCATCAGCCAGAGGGTCACTGAGAAGTCCGTGGGTTTTCTCAGGCCGAAGCCCTAGAGGGCCTGTTCGACAGGGTTCCCGAGGCGCAGGGGATATGGGCGCTCTGCCACGGATTCGGCTACACGCCTGACCAGGTGGGCGACTTGACTGAGGATCAGGTGCTATTCTTACTCGCCGGACTGAGGTGGTGGACACGAGCTCGCGCATAGGCATCCAGGTCATCGCGACGGACGAGGCGTCAGCCGTGCTCAGGGGCATCGGCGAGACCGGCGAAGCGTCCATGAATCAGGTTAAGACGGGCGCCGAGAATGTAACTAAAGCCCAGAGGACGGTTGAAGGTTCGGCGAAGGACCTCGTGGTGGGCATCAGCGGCGTGGCAACCTCGGCCTTCGCCCTGTACAGCCAGTTCGACAGGCTGCAGCAGGTTCAGTACGCGGCGGACAAGGCCAACCTCGCCCTACAGAAGAGCACGGAGGCAGTGGACCAGGCGCAGAAGAACCTCAACGAGAAGGTAGAGAAGTACGGCCCCGACAGCGCAGAGGCGAAGGATGCGGCAGATAAGCTGGCCCTCGCCCAGGAAGGCCTGAAGCTGGCGACGGAGAGGGCCGACATCGCCCAGGG